TCTTGTATTACGAATAACACTATCACGATATGCTTGGTAATTAGGATAGATTAAAGCAGATTCACCAAGGTGTCCCGCTACATCTTGCATACCCGCCATCACCGGCATATAAGAAGCCATGAAACGTCCATAATGTCTAATATGCTCTATTACTTGCTTTGTTTCTGCGTGGCGAAAAACTAGCTGATCTATGGCTGAATAAATACCGAGCTTATGAGAACCACGTAGCTCACCAGCTAAACCCGCTTCGGGGTGCTGTGTCCCAGCAGCATTACGCCATATATTCAAATCACCACTTAGGCGGAGAGAACTTAAATCAAGCATAGCATCTTGGCGACCTAATGTAATAGTAAGGATTGGATTACCACGGGCAAATGAAACCTTACCCGTAGAAGGCACGTTATTTGGCTGAACAGAAAGATACTTCTTAGCAACACTCATTTTATATAATACTTTACATAAAATAAATAACAAATAAAAAATTAAAAAAAATACATAGAAAATATGTCAATTTTAGACATATCAATAATAATAAGTCTTGAGAATAATAATATGAGGATGTCTATTTTATGTTATATGTCAATTTTAGACATAATGATAATTTAGAGAGTAACTGTAACCGAATCACCCTTAATGCTAATTCTACGGAGGTGGAATAAGAAGCAGTATAAGAGTTTGTTATGAGTTGGCGAGAGGTCATTTCCACCCACATCCCTTTCATTATATAATAGCTGTAGCTGATTTGTCTTATTATTGAGATTTGCTACTCCATCATTAAGGGCATATGCCCGACCAATTAAGAAATTACGATTGTAATCAACAAAAGACCTTGGAACAATACCCGCTTGATTAAGTGCCTTTTCTAATTCAATTAGAGGCTGTGCCGCGATAGAAACACCACGATTAATTTTTGATACAACAATAGGGCGAGATGGAACTAATTTATCATCTACTAACATTTGATACTGGGTAAGTCTATCAATAATACCAACTTGACCGCTACGAATACTATGGAGGCGACCATCCATAGTAGTAACTTCTTCCGCGTAACACGAATCTAAACCACCAATTAAATCAGCAGTATCTAGAACCTTCGCATCACTAGGCATACATATCATAGACTTTGCCCTTGTATTTGATACTTGCATATTTACAGTCGCATTACGATTACTTGATAAGAGAGAATGTTTATAATTAGTTACTGAAGGAATATCAAAATCAATTGAACCACCTTCTCTTAATTTACATATCATACCTTGCTCGTATCTCGGGTCGCATTCAATTTTCTGAACCACAATCGCCATATCAGAAATTTCACAAGTAGCTGGGTAAGAAGTTGATTTAGCGAGTAATACTGTTGTATTATCATCATTCTGCGTGCGTTTAGTATCAATAGCAGCAGAGAATACAATAAAGTTATCAGTTGTAACATCTACACCATCACCAACATCACTATTTCTAAATGCTGTTGTAGTTAATTTAACATAGCCACCATCAAGGCTAATATCAGTAATTGTAGGGTATGTCTGAACTGCGATTGCTCCTCCAACAGTTAAAGAAGCTTCACTATTGGGATTAGTTGCCGAACAGAAACCAATCTTTTCACCCTTGACAAAAGGGCAATTTTCAACACTAATCATATTATTTTGTTTACCTAAAAATATTGTATCTCGGTCAGTAGCATTATCAATACCTAAATTAGCACCACCAACATCAATACCATGAAACACCGGATTTTGCTTCATTCGGCGATGACGATTTACACTATCCAACTGCTTGATAAATCTTGCTGGGTCTTCAAGGTCAATCTCAATAAATAACCCTTGCGTCATCATAACTGGGAAAACCTTATCACCACCATCAGCGAATAAACCACAATGAATAGGTAGAGTTAGTTTAGCAGTTAAGAAATCATCAGCCGTGCCCCAATCACGAGCAGCGGGAACAGTACCAACCGGCTTGTAATATGGGTTGGAAGATAAATCAATAAGGTTAGATACCGAAGTCCCAAGCGTCCCACGATTCTCAACAGTATCAATTAAACAACCTTCTTTTAATGCTCTCATCTTTCTCATACTATCATCAGAATCATAAGAATACTGAATTTGGACTTTAGCATTGTATTCAGAAATCTCTTCTAAAAGAACAGCACGATTACCCGAATATATGCGACAATTTTTGACTACTGAAGAACCCCCGATGAATGGGTCAAGCTGTAAGCGAGTTGGTGTCCTACCAGCCGGAACAGCAAGCTTAATATCAAATTGAAGATAAGAATTTTTACCATCCATAAATTTAACACTAGGAGGAATTTCAAAATCTACACGGCGACCCGACTGACCGGCAGTCCCCGAATAGGAACGACCATTAGTTGAGGTGATAGAAACTTGTGTCTGCGAAACCCTAATCTTTTCATCATTACGCCAATATGAACTCATTTTATAATATCTAATATAAAATAATTATGAAAAATAAATTTAAAAAAAATTAAAAAACTTTATTGTGTTCGTCCAACAGCTTGTGTAACAACATCTGCCGTTGTTTCACCTCTCGCTTGTGATGTAATATCACTTTCAGCTGTTTTAGCTTCTTCTTTACCTTCAGCAATATCTCCACCAGTTTCTAATGCTGCTGAACCAAGTGAAATAGCCGCCCCCAATCCTTCTAACCCTAATCCAAATGGTGTAAAAGCAGTTACAATCCCAGCAACTTCTAAACCCGAACCAAGAATATTACCAATATTACCTACTCGCTGTGCTGTGTTAGAACCAAAATTACCCCTCTCAATATCTTTCACAATATCTAAACCACCACCAACACCAGCAAAAGCACCCTTAGCTAAACCACCGGCACCCAACTCCGCAGCACTTTTAAAACCAATCTTTGATGCTAACCTACCAGCACCACCACTTTCTAGGATGGCTGCTCCCGCACCTTCAGCACCTTCACCCGCTAATACTGCCGCCCCCCTTTCTGCGGCTCCTTCGGCAACATCAGCACTAGTTTGTATCGCTGGTCTTAAATCTTCACTACTTTCAACACCTAATTTAAATGGTGATTTTGATACAATTGCTTTTGGTAATCCTTTTATCTTTTGAGCCGCCTTAACTACATCATCTCTCGCTTCGGCACTTGCTAATAATTTACCACCGGACGTAGTAACAGAAGCCATATTTTTAACAATTACATCGGTTTGCTCTTCATTTTCAGCTGTTTTAGCAGAATCTAATTGCTCGGCAAGAGAATTATTAAAATCTTGTGTCGCTTGGTTTATCTCCCTCGCTTGTTGAGTTTGTGCGTTAGCTTGTGCTATACTTGCCCCAGAACCATACAAATCCATTTTATATTATATGATAGTTTTTTATTTTCATAAATTTAAAATAATTTTTTCTCGCCATCAGCGATTTTAGTTTCAAATCTAATATATGCTGATGCCGGATTAGTCTGCATATCTAAATACAAGAATGAGTAAGGCTGGTCTTCAATTGCTTTCTTATATAACTCCATAAATATATTTGGGAATAAATCTCCATATTCTTCATTTATCTTTTCTAACTCTTTGTTATTTTGCTGTTTCATGATAATCACATCAGTAGCATTATTACGAATCAAACCGGATACGGCACGGAAACTTTGAGTTGTGAAAGCAAGTAAACCAATACCATAATGACGGAAACGAGTAGCAAGAAATGAAACCGCATTTGTCTTTTTAAAATCCTTAGTTAAAATATCATCTAAAACCATCGCTACTGTTGGTCTTTCAAAATCTTCAAATTTCTTTTGAGCTTCAATCATATCAGTAATCATCTCATCATTATAATGGTCTTCACAATCAAAATATTTATTCATTAATTTACCCTTTGGGTCAGCATTCAAAGTATTACTAATAATTTTAACTATATCAAACTTGTCTTTATACATATCGGGATTACATAGTAAATTTACAAGTAGATTACTCTTACCTTGTTTTACTGAACCAACTATCAAAAGTAGGGATGGTGGTTGAGGTAAGTGTGGGTGTATGTCATTAAATCTATCATCGGGGTCGGGGTCTTTAACCTTGAATACTTTAGGAGGTGCTTTTACTTTTGGTTGGTTTTTATTTCTTAAAGCTGCTTGTCTTAATTCTTCGGGCGTACAATCACAATTTTTTTTACCATTAGGACACTTCGGCATTTATATAAGTATAATATATATTTTTTTTATATTTTAAATTTATATAATATGCAACGAAGCGGACAGCATTTTTACATCAATCTTGAAAATAGAAAGGAAAAAGATTTAATTACAAAACAAGAGCTTAAAAAACTTGGAATCAAAAAACCAAATAGATTTAATGCTATATCTCATGAAATACCTTTAGTAGGTTGTGCTATGTCTCATATAGCTTGTTTAGAAAAAGCAAAAGAATTAAATTGGTCTCACGTTATTATCTTTGAAGATGATATCAAAATAGAAGGTAAAAAATCATTAATTGAAAAATTCAATAAATATATTAATTATGATTTTGATGTTTTATATTTAGGTTGTTGGAATTATTTGAAACCTAAACAAGTTGAGAGAGATTTAGCAAAAGTTATTAGGGCGAGTTGTTTTCACGCTTATGTTGTAAAACAACATTATTATGATACTTTAATTAATAATCTCAAAGAAGGTATTGAATTAAAATTAAGCGACCCAAATAATGGAAAATATAATAATGATGAATATATTGAGGGTCTACAAACAAAAGATAGATGGTACACTATTACTCCAATCCATATAACTCAACGAGATGGCTTTTCAGATAATTTTAATGAAGTTAGAAATTTTAGTGAAAGGATTAAGAACATACCGCCTTAATAAATTCAGTTGTTTTTTCTTCAAAAGAAATATTAGATGAATCAAGTTTCATATTTTCATCTTTAAATTTATCTTTATCAATTGTATTATTGCCGTGAACTACGGCAGTCATATTATACAAAGGATTAGTTAAGGCTATTGTTTTTAATTTACAAGATTGAGTTAATCCTAAACCCTCTGCTTTATTACAATTTAAAAATCCTTGTGTTTTATTATACCAAGATTTAGTCATCATTAATGTTGCTTCGTGAATTAGTTTTTTATTATCGCCACAATCTAAAGCATAGAAATCTTCTTTTGTGTAAGGTGGATAAATGAA